TTGAGTGCCATGATGTTTGTTGTAAGATTGCTGATATCGTAGTAGTTGGTGGTGTACGTCGTTCTGCTCTTATCAGTTTGTCAAATCTATCAGACCAACGTATGTCAAAAGCTAAGTCAGGTCAGTGGTGGGTAGACCAAGGCCAGCGTCGTCTAGCAAATAATTCTGTAGCGTATACAGAGAAGCCTGACTTTGAAGCTTTCTTAACTGAGATGAAGAATCTATACGAGTCTAAGTCTGGTGAGCGTGGCTTGTTCAGTCGTGTAGCGGCACAGAAGATTGCAGCTCGTAATGGCCGTAGAGATGCAGAACACGATTTTGGTACTAACCCTTGCTCTGAGATTATTCTACGAAGCAATGAGTTCTGTAATTTATCCGAAGTTGTAGTACGAGCAGATGATACACTAGAAACACTAAAAGAGAAAGTACGCAAAGCTACCATTATTGGTACATTGCAGTCTACTCTTACAGACTTTAGGTATCTACGGGTGCGCTGGAAGCGTAACACCGAAGAAGAGGCATTGCTTGGTGTAAGTTTGACAGGTATTATGGATCATGAAATTTTGGGTGGAGACCCAGAGTCACCAATGCTAGCAGTGTGGCTAGAGGAAATGAGAGATGTTAGTATTGCAACAAATAAAGAATGGGCTGAAAGGCTTGGTGTTAATCAGTCTGTGGCTATTACTTGTGTTAAGCCGAGTGGCACTGTTTCTCAGCTTGTTGACTCTGCTTCCGGCATACATCCTCGGTTTTCTAAGCATTACATTAGGAGAGTACGTTCAGACAAAAAAGATCCACTTGCGCTCTACATGGAACAAGCAGGGTTTCCCATGGAACAAGATGTAATGTCTCCTACCTCTGTAGTCTTTAGCTTTCCTGTAAAGGCTCCTGAAGCAAGTACTTGCGTAAAAGATGTAGGTGCAATGCATCAGTTAAAGCTGTGGAAGACTTATCAGAATCATTGGTGTGAACACAAGCCGAGTGTGACTGTATACTACACTGATAGTGAGTACTTACAAGTGTCGCAGTGGATTTGGGATAATTTTGATCTATGTTCTGGAATTAGTTTACTTCCAACAAGCGATCACACTTATCAGCAAGCTCCTTACGAGGACATTAGCGAAGAAGAATACAATAGATTAGTATCTGAAATGCCACAAAATGTAAACTGGGAAGATTTAGCTCAGTTTGAAAAAGAAGATAACACAACTGGATCTCAAGAACTTGCCTGTGTTGGCGGTGCTTGCGAGATTTAATAAAGGACATTATAGTGACTGAAGAAAATGAAGTACAAACCATATCTATGAACGATAAAGAGTACAAAGTAGATGAACTGTCTGATAGAGCGAAGTATCTATTATCACAGGTACAGGACATGCAAACACAGGCTAATCAAGCTCGTAGCCGTTTTGACCAGATTCAAGTAGGTATTACAGGTTTTACAAACTTGCTACAGGAAGAGTTAGAAAAACCACGTGCAGAAGCTGAAGTAGTTTAAAGAGTAACAAAGTGAAAAAGGGCTGAAAAGCCCTTTTTTATTGCATAGATTACCACTTTCCAAGAGGGCAAACAGCATCTCTAAGTTTAGTTTTTAAAGGCATTATACAGTGGCATTCGTTACAAATTTTTAATACAGTAAACGAAGTACATGCCTTACAAATATCATATCTAGCTTCTCGCACTTCTGTATCTACGAAAAACACTGATAACTCTGTATCCGTTTCTATTTCTTCTACATCTATTAAACTACTTTGTATAATGTCTGATACTTCTTCTTGAGTTAGTTTTCGAATATTCCAAGTTTGAGTCCATTCATTATCTTTAAGCACAGGGACTCCTTCCTCTGCAGTTTCATCCTCTTGTACCTTAGGCGGCTGCGTTGTTACTAAGGGATATACATTAAATTCTTTTATTAATTCTTCGTTAGGCAGCTTTGTTTTTTTGTAAATAATTGCATTGGGGTAATCTATCAATAATTGTTCAATACTATAGTTTACTGGTTGGTTGTTTTCTATTTTGATATATTTTAACATTTAGTTTACCTTACTCTACGCTATTTTAGTAATAGTTACTTGACCATTTCCAGTCTTAACACCGGTTGAATTACTTTGATTAGTTCCACCATTGTAAGAACCTGCTCCACCTCCGGAACAGCCTCCCCCACTGTAGCCGCCTCCGCCTCCGCCGCCGTTACAGCCACCTCCGCCTCCTCCGCCAAAACCACCATATCCACCGCCACAAACAAACTGATTTCCACCAGTACCTCCGTTCCGAGGCGCATATGATTGGCCGCCATATGAGCCGCCTGACGTCCCATTAGTCAACCACCCAGATCCAGCGCCGCCCCAGCCGCTGTTTGTTGCTGTATTACCTCCATTGCCCCCACTACCACTAGCATAACTTCCTCCATAAGTAGTGCCTCCTCCAGTGCTTGTCCTGCCATGACTTGCATTAGACCCGCTACTTCCCCAACCACCTCCACCACCTGCGGCGATGAGAGGGTAAGTACTGGTTGCAGTTTTATATACAAATGTTCCTCCACCTCCTCCATTTCGGCTTAGATTAGCATGCTGTCCCACCAGTATACTTATAACTTCACCAGAAATAAAAGTAAAATTGCCTCGCATTCTTGCCCCAGAACCCCCTCTACCTGAGTTATATTCATCACCTCCTTGAGCGCCCCAAGCTTCAACTTGATAAGTACCATTAGCAGGTACAGTCCATAATTGAATCCCGTTTGAAGTATTAAAGTATGAAGTGTTGTTTTTCCATGCAGATACACCAGTACCGGCAAGTCCGGCACGTGCCTCTGTAAGACTCGGGCCATCATGACCAGTATTACTCCCAGGAGTAAAAGTCGCGCTAGTAAAAGCAAAAAGGCCTGAGCCACGGCTAGGAAAAGACCCAAAACCGCTTACGTTATAACCGAATCCTGACATAGTTTACTCCTTATGCGTCATTTGAAGCGTCAGTGGTAAAGAACAACTTAATGCCTAGTAAGCGAGCATCGCCTGTCTGGGTGTCAGCTGATACGTCTCGCATAACCTGAAAGTACGTTTGCGTATCCACAGCGGCTCCTGTAATTGTTACTGCGCCAGAGACCGCTGTAACATCCATGTCATTAGAAGTTCCAGAGTGCGCCTTGGCCGTAGCAACTACGTTAGTGCCGAATGCTGTATTCATGTCTGCGTTGTCTGCAAAAGAAACGCCAGAGAGTCCCCAAGCTACTGTGCCTGTGTTGGTTCCAGTGACTGTGAAGAACGCCTGAAAAGTTACTGTCCCTTCGTTCCAAGACTTAGGAAAGGCTACAGTAAACTGTGCATTTTCGTCTGAGCTTGCATCAAAGTCCAAACACTTTAGCTCTGGGCCGTTTGATAACTCTACTTGCTCTAAGTCTGCACAACCTGCTGTTGAGTTTGGGTACATTGCCGCCGCAGGTACGTAGATAGTTTCTACGCCCGCTACTTTAATGTCGCTGGATACTTTAGCGGAAGTAACTGCACTGTCTGCTATTTTTGCGGAAGTAACTGCACCATCTGCAAACTTAGCCGAAGTAACTGCACTGTCTGCTATTTTTGCGGAAGTAACTGCATCGTCTGCAATCTTAGTTGAAGTAACTGCACCATCTGCAAACTTAGCTGAAGTAACTGCACCATCTGCAAACTTAGCTGAAGTAACAGAATTATCTGCTAAAAGACTGTTTGAAACTTTAGTAAATGCCATTCTTATTCTCCGAGTACTGGGCGTGTGGCTGGGAAGTCTGAAGTTGACGGCCAGTTACGTAGGGCTGTACGGTAGGCTATGTAAGCACTGTGTTGTGGATGGTCAGACAAAGGGACTATGAAGTCGGAAGCCAGTAGCTCTCCATCACGCCACATACGTCCTTCTTCTTCTGCGGCCGGTTCAGGATCTCTTAACTCTTCATAGTGTTCAAAATTAGCTTCAACAAACTCTGCGTCTGCAACGATGGTATTTGTGATGTTACCGTCAGCATCTTTAATTATATATTTCATGTTTTTCTCCTTATACGAACTCTAAGATGACCATGCCATTACCACCTGCACCACCACTGGCGCTAGCACTGTTTCCACTTCTATTATTCCAAGCATAACCACCACCACCGCCAGCACCTATTCCGCCTTTACCACCAGTAACATAATGGCTATTGGAAGTACTGTATATACTTATGTACCCGGCTCCACCTCCACACCCAAAATCACCAGTCCCTGCAGTACTATAGCCTTCTCCTCCAGCGGAAGACCCTCCGAGAGGGTCGGACGTTAATTCAGGTATTAAGTCAGTAGGTGGAATATCTATTCCTGCTCCAATCGTCATATTTGTACTTGTACTTGAAGCAGAGTTTTTACCTGTTTCAAAAAACCCGCAAGCCGCACCACCAAAAGAACCACTGTTATTGGCAGCTACAATAATTGCGCTACCCCCTGTGTGATTAGCTATATTGCCTCCTACGGCTGTTCCTCCCGCTTTAGTAGTACTGCCTGTGTTAGTCCATCCTCCGGCCGTACCCCCATTTGCTGTCATATC